GTTTAATTGATACTATTGTATACTTCCACGAAAATGAAACAGATCAAGAGATGGAAGACATTGCAAAATTAATTAACAGACGTTTAAAAGAAAAACTAGAAGTAGAAGCAAAGAAAAATAAATTGTTAGTAGATAACGACACAGATCAATTGACTCTTTGGGAAGACTGATATGCTACCTGGAGATGATGTATTACAGATATACAATTCTATATTATTGCATTTTCATTCAGATGATTACGATTCGTTTAAATATAACTTTAAAACAAAAATAAAAGACGGCGCAATTAACTCGCATAAGTTCAAATGGATATTTTTAGGATTACATAAAGAGTCTACTAAATATTCAGATCCAAATCTTTTCTTAAAACTTTATTTTTATAATTTGTATACAGAACATAAACATTTATATTTTACTCAACCAGTTAATAGAACACATATTAATAATCTAATTAATTATATAGAAAATTTAAAATTATTTTATAAAGATTTAAATGAAGAAAACTTCATATATGACTTATACACTATAACGGATCAGTACCCAGATGGTTATATGATGTATAAGAAAAAGAAATTAACGTTTGATGAATTATTAGTAACCAATATTAGACATACATACTTGATACCAGCTGCATCTACTGATATACTAAACTGGAAAAGTTTTATACAAGAAGTAAACAAAAGAACTGGATTTATTAACTTAATGCTATCTAACACATTATCAAAAACTACTTGATGGACTATAGGTTCATTTGCTAAACTCTAATCTGCTAATTAAACATATACTTGAAGGATTTATAAATGATTGACTTTTCGCAACTAAAAAAACGTGGTTCCAATCTAAAACAATTGCAAGAACAAATTGAAAAGACTGCTGGAACACGTCATGTAGATGAACGCATCTTTAAGCCAGGATTTGACGCGAAGGCATCCCCTGCTGGATATGCAGTTGTTCGGTTCATTCCAAATAAAGATGGACAGACGTTTGTTAAGACTATTAACTATGGTTTTAATGGTAAAGGTGGATGGTATAACGAAACGTCTCCAAAAACAGAATCTGCAAAAAACGAAGATCCTGTTGCTATGGTAAAAGCTGCACTGTGGAATATGGCAACAGAAACCTGTGACGACTCTTATAAAACAACGTCAAAGAAATTTAACCGCACTGAACAATACTATGCAAATGTATATGTAATTAAAGACACCATTACTCCAGCCAATGAAGGCAAAGTAATGATTTATAAATTTGGTTATTCCATTTTTAAGAAAATTGAAGCTGCTGCAAAACCAGAGTACGAAGACGACGAAGAATTTGACCCATTTGATATGTGGAATGGATGTAATCTAAAAATCAAAGTACAAGCCAAAACAATGCCAGATGCTCGTACAGGAAAACAGATTTCTGTTCCTAACTACGAAGAGTCTGAATTTGCAAAAGTATCCGAACTGTTTGAAGATGACGATGCCAAAAAAGAAGAAATTTTTAACTTGGCGCATAACTTAGACGAGTTTACTAAGTTTAAAGACTTTGCAGCGCTTGCTAAGCGTTTTAAAGAAGTATACGGTGCACCTCATACTGATTTGTTAGGTGACCCCGTAGAGCAAGAACTAGGGGCATTAGAGGCAGCTCGTGCACAACACGAAGCAGAACTTAAAACTCCAAAACATGCTGTAGATGACGACGATGATGGGCTTCCACCATTTGTATGTGACGAAGAAGAAGAAAAACCTGCTCCGGAAGTAAAAAAAGAAAAAGCAAAACCTGAGACTGTAGATGCACCTGCTGATGAAGACCCGCTAGCTAGATTTAAACGTTTAGCTGGAAAAGCATAACACTAGTTAATATAAATAAAAAGGACCGTAATTGGTCCTTTTCTTTTGACTAGGAGTTAAGAGCAATGTTTGTTTTTGATTTATTATCAAGCGACAAAGTTGATAACTCAGTTCTTGAGCGTGCATCTCATGAGCTATGGTTAAAAGGTATAAGAACATATATTCATCGATATGAAATTGGTGTTGCAATAGAAGATATCGATAAACATATATTCTTTAATGTGTTATTAGATTGGAAAATAAAGAAACTCGTCCTATATGAAGAACGAGAATACGGGGATGTTGTTTATAACTTCTTTAGTTAAATTGCCCAAGCCTGTTCTTTAGAACCACCCACAAATCGTTGTGTTGGTAAAAATAAAACCAATTCCCAAGACATTGACGGTATTTCAACCATAACTGACTTAAATCTATCTGCTCTATAACATTTAATTGCGTGTTTAAATAAATTACTTTCACTCATTGCTTTTAGTAAAGCCCATTCCATTTTTAACTTCGTATTTGACCTGTATCTTTTTTCTGTTCTTAGTGTAAGTATTGCTTTAAATGCAGCTTGACGTAATGCAGGCGGTAACCAGTGCATATTTAATGCAGTTACATAACCTTTCCCATTTTTACTATAAATGTCTATAATAAATGCAAGTGGATACCTATCATAGAAATCTACTGATTCCGCTTGGTATTCATAGAAATAACACTTTCCAATAGTAGCTGTTGATGGGTTACGCCATAACTTCTGGTCTCTAAACATACGCGCAGTTCTAACATCTCTCCAATTTTTAGTTACTATATTTCTAAACCATGTTGCAGATGCAGCTGTATTTCGTTTCTTTGTTCCATTAGTTTGTTTCCATGATTGTTCTAGGCTTTGTAATAGCCCCAAGTCTGTTCCTGTATCATTTACATAATTAGGAACTCGTGGATTAATTGGAGGTGTCTTTTTATTTGCCATATAAATAAACCATATAGGAATGTTCTATTTTTATTTAGCGAGTAATTATAATGAGCACAGATTACGAAGAACATCTTAGTTCTATTTTAAAGAACGATGTAGCTAGGTCTAATAGATTCAAAGTGACATTTAATTTACCCAGTGGAATTACGTCTGGAACTACTTCGTCAAATTCAACTACTACGTCTACCCTAACTAAAGCAATTACATCTATTGCAAAGATTATATCTGCATATTCAGGTGCAACTGTAAAACAATTAAGTTTTAATTGCGATCAGACGGAAATACCCGGTAGAAATTTAGTAACTAGCGAAGCTACATACAACGGAGACACCATTAAAACCGTCTATGGGTCAACCTACGGAATCCACCCGTTTACCTTTCACTGCTCAAAGGACCTATATGAGAAAGTGATTATAGACAAGTGGCAGGAGCTTGCATACAACCCATTATCTCACACATCTGCATACCTAGACGAATACACGACAGATATACGTATAGATGCACTTAATAGGGCAGATGAAGTTGAGTATAGTGTTATTTTGAAGAATGCATATCCAGTTAACTGTAATGCACTGACATATGCAAATAGCGAAGAAAATAATATGGTGCCACTTATGGTTACGTTTAACTATAAGCGTTGGATTAGACCAGACCAAGATACTACTGGAAATGGATTGCTAACATCGTTATCACAAACTCCATTAGGTCCTTATGTAACAGAATATTTATCGAATCCTGTTGTACAAGAAGCAACTAACTGGTTGAAGGATTCAACTGGATTGGACTTGGAGGGAGAAGCAATGAACATATATAATATGTTAGATGGGATTGTTAAGAATACAACAGGTTCATCTATTACCAAATCAACTACTCTAATTAATAGCATGATTACTAGTATTAATAGTAATAGCAAAATAACAGACGCACAGAAAGCAGTATTATTGAAAGCTGCTAGAGAATCTATATCAATTTTAGGAAAAGGCTAATTAAATGACTCTACCACAAATATCTCTACCTAAATATAGACATTTTTTAACTGGTTTGAATAAGGAGATTGAGTTTAGACCCTTTACCGTAAAAGAGCAGAAAATTATGCTCATGGCAAAACAAGCTGACTCCAAAGAACAGATGGTAACTGGATTAATCCAAATTCTTAGTCTTTGTACATTTAATACTATTGATATTGCAAAGTTACCGTTGTTTGATGTTATTGACTTGCTAATACGTATTCGCTCCAAGTCTGTGGACAATATTGCCAAACATGCATATAAGTACAAGTATAAAAAAACTCTGGATGATGGAAGCGTCGAAGAAAAAGAAGAAACATTGGTTATTAATTTAAATCTAGACGATGTAAAAGTTGTTACTAATCCAGAACATAAACTAGTTATTATGTTGGATGATACAATTGGCATTAAAATGAAGTATCCTACATTGCAGGATGTAGAAGGCAATGGAAGTAATGCAGATGACTTTGCACAGATTGCTAGAAATATTGATGTTATTTTTAATGGAGATGATGTCTATAGCTCAACTGAATTAAAACTGGAAGA